GTGGACCTCGGTGTCAAGGGTGCGGTCAGCAGTAGTCGTGCCCCCAATAGCCCGTTTCAGTACAGGGACAAGCGGCCACCTATCCGTCCCATCCAAGAGTGGATTGCGTTTAAAAGCATCCAACTGGAAGGCCGTGACAAGCAGGCCGCCAACCGTTCCTTCGCTATAAACATCGCCAACAAGATTAGGCGGGAAGGTCTTCGGGCCACCAACTTCATGTCCAACGCAGCCACCAAGGAAATGGTGGATGTGCTAACCGAAAACATCGCCGAAGTCCTCGGCAAGTCCATAAGCGTCGCAACCGTCCGATAACCCATGTCCATATCCGTCCTTTCGGGTTCGCCCCTCGTAGCGACCCCCGTTTACAACAAGATGCTCTACAAAGTCAGCGGCTCGCTGATTGCCCAGCCTAATTACCGCTATGTCTGCGATGTCAAGAACCCCGCAGGCACGACGCTTGCACGGCTGAAGTGCGACAAACTGCCGACCACCAACTTCGGATTCTTTGATGTGCAGAAGGTCGTGGAAACCCTCGTAGCCCCGACCGCCCCATCGCTGACGCAGACGGGATTTGCTGACCATTCGGGGTTCTATTCAGGCTATCGCTTGGACTTTACGCAGGAGTATGGGAACACGCCCGTGGTTACAGGAGCGACCACAACGGTCAGCGGGGTCATGGCCTTTGCGGGGAACCTGGAGCAGTTGGAGTTGGCGGGGTGGAGTTTGAGCAGTTACTTCCGCATTGGTAGCAGTTTTACCAATGTCCGTCCGCTGACAACCCCGCAAGCCTTCACCGTGTACCAAGGAGGTAGCAACTTCCTCGCCATCAACGGGACAAAATATGAAACCGTTGTGCCTACCGCTGATTGGCTCGTATCGGCACGGGTTGCTTACAAGTCCGTCAACTATGACTTCGCCGTCAGCCCAAGCCTATCGGGAACCACGGACTTCAACATCCAGCGTTTTGCCTGTGGTCCTGCAAACTTGTCGGGAACCATCACGGCATTGAGCGGAGCGGTTGAGGGCGATTCCTACACGGTGCGGTTCATATCCAATGCGGCTGGTCAGTCGGATACAACCACCTTTACCTTCGGCCCCTGCCAGCGGTTTGATTCCATCCCCGTCCATTTCGTCAACAAGTACGGCGGGATTGATTCCTACACCTTCACGATGAAGAACCGCAAGCGGGCCAACATCCAGCGGGAGGTCTTCGGGTATAACTCCGATGTGTACGCCACGACCACCTATAACAAGGTTTGGGCGGGGTCCTTTGACTTCGTGTACGCCCTCAACTCCGACTGGCTGACCGATGCCGAATCCGAGTGGCTGATTGAAATGGTAAGGAGCGGCTATGTATGGCTCGAACTTGGGGGAACCCTTGTGGAAGCGGTGGTTAATGCCAACCAGTATCAATTTGTAACCAGACGGAATGACCGCTTGACCCAACTGCAAATCGAGATTGCCGTGGCCTACGATAATAACATCCTATGAGCGTAACCCTCATAGCCTACCCGACGGCAACCTTCATTGACGACTTGGCGGCATGGAACAACTTCAACACCCGTGCCGATGCAGACGGGGCAACCGCTAAGGAAGACGCTTGCTTTGACTGCCTGTACCTGCGCTTTGCGGGGCTGAATGCAATGCCCGAACTCGCTTATGTCCTTGACACGATGGGCGGGACGGACATTGCGGTCACCTATTCCATTGGCGACATTGAGGATGTGACAAAGCAACGGGGGTCGTTCAGCAAGACGATAACCCTGCCCAACACCCCGACGAATCGGGCCTGCTTTGCGTATGCGTACAACATCCAGTCCTTCGTGGGTGGATTCCAACCCAACAAGCGCATCCGTGCTGCCATGTGGGAGGACGGCGTGCAGGTGTTCAGCGGTGTGCTGCAGTTGCTTAGCATGAGCAAGACCAAGGGGACCGTCACCTACGAGGTGGGGTTGTTCACCGATAATGTGTCCCTGTTCAAAGCGATAGAGGGCAATATGCTGGTGAACACGGCGGGCGTTACAGGCATGAACCACACGCCTACCAGCGGCCATGTGTCGGGAACTTGGACGGCATCGGGTGCGTTGAGTAGCGGGTATGTTTACGGAGTTGTGGATGCGGTCGGATTTAGCGACTTGACCCAAGGGAACCTGGTCGCAGGGTGGTGGCAGTTGGGGCCAAGCCTTTATGTCAAAAAGATGGTGGACCTCATCTTCGCCCAAGCGGGATTTCGTTACTCGTCCAACTTCTTCAACTCGTCGCTATTCAATAAACTGGTCATCCCCTATGCGGCAGGGACCATGCCTGTCAACCTATCGGGGTCCAATATCTTTGCCCAAGCCACGGGGAACACGGCGAATTTTATCAAGGGCGCAAACCAAACGCTCGCATTCCCGAAAGACACACCTGCGCCGTTCTACGACAATCCAGGCTATTGGGTGGCATCATCCAGCACCTTCGTCGCTCCAGCACTCCCGACCCGTTGGAATGTGGATGTGACCTTGAATGTCAGCGGTTCAATTTCATTTAGCGGGAGTATTCGTTGCAATATGTCAATCCGAAACATCACCAATTCAACGGATGTGTCGGTAATCAGCAACATTACCGCAAGAACTCAAAACCAGTTCACGGTCCGCTTTGAAAACATAACCATCCCCGCAGACATTACCGCAAATGTGGGGTTTGTCATTACCGCTGATACCGTTGTTGCAACCCAAAACTTTAGCGTCCTTTCAGGTGCAACGGTTCAATGGACCTGCCTTGAAAACCCCGTCGGGATTGGCGTGCTGGATATGCGGACGGCCCTGCCCGCTGATGTCAAGCAGTCGGACCTCCTGCAAGATTTGCAGAAGATGTTCAACCTGCAATTCATGCCCGACCCCCAAGACCCAAGGCTGATTTACATCGAGCCGTGGAAGGACTTCTATTCCAGCGGGTCGGTGGTGGATTGGTCGCAAAAGTCCGATGAGAACGCAGAGCAAGTGCTGACCAATGGCGACCCGAATGCCTACACCAATATCGTGTTCAAGTACAAGGATATGGGGGACTACCTGTCCAAAACCTACAAGCAGTCCTACCCCTTGGCCCGTGAAGGATATGGCGGTCGAATCTTCAACACTTCCAACTTTTACGGCAAAGGCGATAAGGTCGTGGAAACGCTATGCGGGACACTCATCCCTGCATCGTTCGCCTCAGATAAGATTCTTGGCCGTACTTGGGATTTGGAAGGCACTCGATTGAGCGGGAGCATCAAACCGTTGCAGACAGGCTACCGAATCGCCCAATACAACCGCATCACAGGTCAATCCCCTTGGCTCTATTGGTTCGGTCTTGAAGAGGACGGGTTTGCTGCAACAACCCCGATAACCGCCTTGCCATTCATATCCCACATTGACAACCCCTACGCCCCGAATGTGGACCTCGCCTTCGGGCAACCAAGGTTGGTCTATTACAACGCCGTGAATGCCAGCGGCAACCCATACGCCTACACCAACAACAACCTCTACAACACCTACTGGCTCAACTACATAAACGAAACGGTCAGTCAAGAAGCCTTGCAGTTGGAACTCACGATGCTGCTATCCTCCGTGGACATCTACCAACTCGACTTCCGCAAGCCCGTCTATTACGGCGGCATCCGATGGCGGTTGCTGGAGATTCGGGACTATTTGGTCGGGCAGATGAAGCCGTGCCGAGTGACGCTCCGACGCATCCTCAACCTCACCGACTTTGCGGCAACCACGACCACCCCGATTGCAAACGACCCGTCGGCCTTGTTTAACGGCCCCATCGACCCCGACCCTGTGGACCCAGGATATGAACCACCTGTAAACCCCGAACTCCCTTCTGAAGGATAACCATGGCAGATGTAACCAAAGAAATAGTCCTCGAAGTAGGGCTTAAAGATTCCACCGCCGCTGGCACGACCAGCGCAAAGACCCGTCTGCGGGAATTGCAGAAAACCCTTGCGGACATGGCCCTCGCTGGGCAAGATGGGACGAAGGCATTCCGTGAAATGGAGAAAGAAGCGGGACGGCTCAAGGACCAAATCGGGGACACCCAGCAAAGGATTAAGAACCTCGCATCCGACACCCGCACCATTGACACCTTCGTCGGGGCTATTCAGGGTATTACTGCGGGATTCCAAATCGCCCAAGGAGCGGCGGCACTATTCGGAGCGGAGGAAGAAGAATTGCAAAAGTCCTTGGTCAAGGTCCAAGCGGCGATGGCCCTCGCCAACGGGGTGCAACAGGTGGCCAACCTGCTGAATAAGGATTCAATCTTGATAACCCAAGCACAGGCGGCAGCGCAGCGAATCTACGCTTTCACGCTCGGTCAAAGCACAATAGCCTTGCGTGTGTTCCGAACCGCATTGGTCGCATCGGGCGTTGGTATTGCAGTCGCTGGCCTTGGGTTGCTCCTTGAGAATTGGGATAAATTGAGCAAGTCCGTCAAGGACTTTTTTGGTATCAAGGAAAAGGAAGGAAAGGCAGCCGCTGATGTGGTGCAAACCGAGATAGACCTATCCACCAAACAACTTGAAAACCAACAAAAACAAAACGACCTCCTTGCAAAGCAGTTGCGTTTAAAACAGGAAATAGAAAACCTGAACAAGGAGGCATTGGATGCTGAAACCCAATTCCGATTGCAGAAAATCCAAGGCATTGGGAACGAACTGCAAAGGGAAACGCTTTTGAGGGATGAGAGGCTTGCCATCCTTGAGCAAGAGCGGCAGGACCGATTGGCCAAACTCAAGGAAATGTTTGGTGATACCGCTCAATTCAAAGAAGCCGAAGCCCTTTTAAACGAGCAGTATCGTGTCAAGGCTCAAGGCATATCGGAGGCATCTACCCAAAAAACCATTGAATTAAAGCAAAAGGAACGAGATACAACCATCAAGTTTGCAAGCGAAGCATTTACGGGTGTTCTTGGATTCATCGCTGCAACCAAAGGGCAGTCCGAGGCTGACGCTCGCAAGGCGTTCAACCTCAACAAGGCGGCGGGCATCGCTGACGCAACCATCAACACCTACCTCGGTGCGTCCCAAGTATTGCGGGACAAAACCCTCCCAACGGTAGCCAAAGCCTTTGCGGTTGCGGGAATCATCGCATCGGGTTTGACGCAGGTCCGCAAGATTGCGGCCACTCAATTCCAAGGCGGTGGTGGTGGAAGTTCTGCACCTTCGCCATCTGCGGGCGGTACATCTATGGCCCCACCCCCGACATTCACCAACCCGCAAACCACGATGCTTGGAAACCAAGGGGAATCAATTCCCACGCAGGGTCAGCAGAACCAACCCATGCGGGCCTATGTCGTGGAGCGTGACATTCAGCAGACGACCAGCAGGGTGCGCCGCTTGTCCGAATTTGCAACATTAGGCTAACCGCTACATATCCCACCATGGAACTTCCCGTGTACCGAATGACCGTGGACGAAGTGGACGAAGGTGTGCAGTTTGTCGCCCTCGTCGATATGCCTGCGATTGAAAAACCCTTCCAAGCCTTCGCCAAGACCCCGCAAAGATTTGCGGAAACGGGAGAACGCAGGGTGCTGACGGGACCGCTCATGCTGGCCGATACGCCCATCTACCGCAAGGACGACACCTACGGGGAGTACTATGTGGTGTTTGACAAAGCGACCATCCGCAAAATCGTGCAGAAGTACTTCAAGCAGGGAAACCAGCACAATGTCAACGCTTACCACAACGCCGAACTGGATGGCGTGTTCATGTTTGAATCCTACATCACCGACACCGAGCGGGGCGTGATGGCCCCCAAAGGCTACGAAGACACCCCCGACGGCTCTTGGTTCGGGTCCTTCAAGGTCGAGAACGACGAAGTGTGGGAGAATCGCCACGCCTTCAAGGGTTTCTCCGTGGAGGGCTTGTTCGGGATGAAAAACACAGGCACGGAATTAGAGGTCGCACTTGCGGGCCTCGCAGACGATTTGACCAACTTTTTGCAACAATTACAACCCAACTACAAATCCCTTTAATCTATGAACCTAAAATCAGCCATTGACACTTTGCGGACTGAACTCCGCAAGTTCACAACCCAAAAGCAAGCCTTTGCCGACTACAAGTTGGTGGATGGTACTGTTGTCCGTGTGGACGGCGACCTCGTTGCAGGTACGGCCGTGTATGTCATCACCGAAGACGAAACCCTGCCCGCTCCTGATGGTGAGCATCAAGTTGAGGGCGTTGGTGTCATCAAGACCGAAGGTGGCAAAATCACCGAAGTCGTTGTAGCCGAAGCCCCAGAACCCGCCGAGGAAGTCGCCGTTGCTGCTGAGATAACCCCCGAAGTTGCAGGTGAAGTGGTGAGTGAAATCGCCGAAGGCTATCCGATGGTGGACCCATTGATGGTTGAGGAAATCGTCAAGAAGCACCTCGTCAGCATCATGGAAGAACTGAAGGCCGCCTACGCTGAAATGGGTAAAATGAAGGAGAAAATGTCCGCATTTGCCTCGCAGATGGAAACCATGACCGACATCGTGGAGAAGGTCGCCGAACTCCCATCGGAAGCCCCCAAGCCAACCGCCTCCGCTATTGTGGAGCAACGGAAGACCGCCGCAACGCAGAACTTCAACGCCCTCGCCCAAGCAATCCAAACTCTCAAAAAATCCAATTAATCTTTAACCCCCAAAAACAAAGCCATGGCTTATTCATTCGTTTCCCCGCTGACTACTTACACCGAGCAGCAGCGGCTCCCCCTCATCACCAAGGCCGTATTCTCGGCCCGCACCGCATCTTTGTTCACCAAGCAGGTGGGCATCAAGTCGGCTGCTACCCTCAACCTCATGGACACCGATGCTGCCTTCCAATCAGGAACGGCTTGCGGATGGAATGTCGCAGGTGCTGCATCAGGAAACACAACCTTCACGCAGCGTACCATCACCGTTGCTCCCTTGAAAATCCAAGAGGCTCTTTGCCCTCGCTCACTTGAGCAGTACTGGATGCAGTCCCAGTTGACCGCTGGTTCAACTTACGACGGCGTGCCATTCGAGCAAGCATTCGCCGAGCAGAAAGCCCTCCGCATCGCCGAGGCTTTGGAGAACGCCATTTGGTCAGGTTCTACCTTGGTCACAGGTTTGCTGACTATCCTCAACGCTGCGTCGGGTTCAACCGTATCGGGGAACACCGCTGCCGTGTCTGCCTCGGTTGGTATCACCACAAACAATGTTATCAGCATCTTTGACAACATCTACACCCGCATCCCGCAGGCCATCCTCACCAAGAATGATTTGGTTATCTTCTGCGGTTGGGACACTTTCCGCACCTTGATTGGAGCGTTCAAGTCAACCGCCAGCGTCATGTACAACCAAGTTGACCTCCAAGGGTTGGCCGATGGTGACATCATCTACCCTGGTACCAATGTCCGTGTAGTTGCCGTCCCAGGTTTGCTTGGGTATAACCGCTTGGTTTGCAGTTACTTAGGTAACTTCTTCTACGGAACCGACCTTTTGTCCGACGAGGAGCAGTTTTCCATCTGGCCCTCAATCGATAACGACGAAATACGCTTTCAGTGTGCCCTAAAAATTGGAGTGAACATAGCGTATCCAGACCTCGTTGTTGACTGGAGATTGGCCTAAGTGTAAGGGGGGAGGGAAACTTCCCCCCGCTTTTTTAGTATAACATAACCCTCTAAAAATACACTATGTCTTGCTCCCTAACTACGGGCTACGCCCTCGGATGCCGCAACAGCGTTGGCGGTATCAAAACTATTTTTGTCCAAGCCTTCAACCCAACGGGAACGGTCGCCAATACGACTGGCTCCGTGTCGGGAACCCTTGCAGGTACTTGGTTTGAATACGACTTGACCAAAGCGACTTCATCCATGACCGAAACGCTGAATGCATCGGTTGAGAATGGAACGCTTTTCTACACTCCCGAACTGACCTTCACCATCAACAAGTTGCAGACGACCGTCCGAAATGAGTTGCGCCTGTTGGCCCAAAATCGGGTGTACGCAATCGTCCTTGACAACAACGACCGCTACTGGCTCCTCGGTGCGGCCAATGGCTTGGAGGTGTCTGCTGGAACTGCTGGGACTGGTACTGCATTTGGCGACAGGAGCGGCTACGAGTTGACCCTATCGGGCATGGAGCCGAATCCGATGCTGAATGTTTTGGTATCTCAATTCACGGTAGCGACCGCACAAATCAGCGGGTCGTAGCGTATCTTTGACCTGCGGGCCTCATACCCCGCATGGTTTAGTGGTCTGGGCCATCTCGCAAGGGGTGGCCCTTTTTTTTGTACCTTTGGGCATGAGAATTTGCATCGTTTACAACGCCCACCCGACGGGGTGTTC